GGCGAGCAACTGCCCCATCAGGTAAACTGGTTCCTCAAACCCTTCGGGGTTATATATTCCCTGATAGTTCAGCTGGTAGAACGGTGGACTGTTAATCCACATGTCGTAGGTTCGAGTCCTACTCGGGGAGTTTTTTATTTTGGAAGGATAATTTGAATGAGTAAATTAGAAGTAACTCTATTACCAGCTCAAAGAAAATTCCTAGAAATACCAGAAGAATTACCAGATAGAACTCAATACTTTAGTTTATACCAAGGTGGATATGGTTCTGGTAAAACTTGGGCTGGAAGCTTGAAGGGATTGTTAATAGCTCTCAAATATCCTCGAAGTGAGGGTATGGTTGGAGCTTCGACTTATGCATTACTTTCACAAACAACTTTGAAACAATACTTCAAACATTTAGAGAACCTAGGGTATAATTATACCTGGAATGAGAAAAAGCAGACCATTACTTTACAGAATGGTTCTACAATATTATTTAAGCATTTTGAAAATCCAGAGGATTTAAAATCAATCAATGTTCATTGGATAGAGATAGAAGAAATGTCTCAACTATCTCAAGCTAGCTTTGATGAGCTGATGGCTAGATGCCGTCTTAATCCATTACCAGAATGGAATGAGAAGAGATGGATATGGCAAATATTTGGACATAGTAATCCTCAAGCAGCTAAAGGTTGGATTTACAAATACTTTAAAGAAAATCCTAAACCCAATTTTCGTAGGATAATAGCTCCTACTACAGAAAACTATCACTTACCTAAAGACTTTGTTCAAAACTTAAAAGATATATATAGTGATGAATATTTCGCTATTAATGTATTAGGGCAAGATGATAGCAGTTCTTCTGCTTTAGCTATTAAAGGATTTAATGAAGATGTTCAAGTAAGAGAAGATATTGAAATAGATATGAGGTTTCCTCTACATCTTACTTGTGACTTTAACGTAGACCCAATGTGTTGGTATGTATGTCAAGATTATAATGATACTACTTATGTATTATATGAGTTTGTAATAGAAAATACTACAACAGATATGGCAGCACAAATAGTATGTGATACTCTTGGAGAAAGATTTAAGAAACATCCAATAATACTAAATGGTGATGCTACTGGAATGAGTAAGACTACTAGGGGTACTGATTATATTCTATTAAAGAAAGTATTATTTGATAATGGCTTTACAAATATAACTACTGAGCTATTAAAGAAGAACCCTAGTATAGAATGGAGAATAGCTTGCTTTAATAATTGGATACAAGATAGTTCAGGTAAACATCATTTAGTTATCCACTCACAATGCAAGTATTTAAAATATAATTTTGATAATGTAGAAATTAAACCTGGTACAAATAAACCAAGGGTACCTGGTTCTAGAGAATTACAAAGAGACCCTAAAGCTAAATACTTAGTACACCCTATAGATGCTGTAAGTTATTTAGTATGCAAATATCACCCTATACAAAGAGAGGTAACAGCTTGGGTAGATTATCAAAGTAAAACCTCTATTGATGTATTTGGTGGTAAGTATGATAAACGACTAATATAAGGAGAAAAGATTTGGTTACTTATTTTTACAAGCAGAACAAAAAGATAAGTCTAAACCCAGATAGAAGACAAGCTATATGTACTGATATTAAGGAAATGTTCAAGAAATATTACAAAGACTTAGACCCTTCTAGAAAAGAAACTGCTGATATACTTAAGAGCTTATATCCTGATACTAATCCAGAAAAGATGGAAAAGGTTCCTGATTTATATCAACAACATCAAACTTATTCTGCTGCTTTATTTAGAGCTTGTATTCCAAGTTATCAAGCTATAGTAGATGTAGATGGACAAGATTTAGCTTCTAACGAATTGGCTGCTACCTATAAAGCTAGCATTATTTACGATTGGGAAAATATAGAGCTAATGAAGACTCTATGTAAAATCCTTTATGACTGGACTGTTAAGGGTGAAGCTGCTGCATATATTCAATGGAAGGTAGAAACTTACCAGCAAGTAAATACAATTAATAATGAATATATAGATGATGAAGGAAATACAGTTTCAGAAACCTTAAAAGTTCGTGAAGATATTCCTTTATTTGAATGTACTGATGTTAAATACATAGACCCACATAGTTTATACTTTGATAGGTCTCAAGTAGACGATTGGGAAAATTGTCGTAAGATATATAGAGACTTTGTTCCATTAGAACAAATACTTGCTAATACAAGTTACGATTTAACACCAGAAGAAAAGAAAAAAATAAAAGAATTAGTTAAAGCTTCTAATAAAGATACTTTACAGAAAATGAATGCTGAGACTGTAGTATATGGTAATACAGTAGAAGTTCTAGAGTTTGAAGGTACTTACACGTTACCTGATAGTTTAGAACCACTAAGAAGAATTGAAGCTACTGTAATAGCTGGACAATATTTATCTCAGTTTAAAGAGAGTGACAAACCTCAGACACCATTTATTTGGAAGCCTTATATGGAAAGACCTGATACTGGTAGAGGTCAATCACCAATGAAGATACCTAGTATCATTAATGCTGTAGAAAATATGGTAATGGATTTGGTTATGACTTGTTATAAGTTGGTAGCTAATCCTCCATACTTATGTCCTAAAGGAGCTATCCCTTACGCAGTAGATGTTAAACCTGGTATGCCAGTAGAATGGGAAGGAGACTTATTAGAACAAGAAATACCAAGAAGAATGGATTTCTCTGGAGGTCTTCAAGGATATAACCTTAACAACTACTTAACTCAGAAGATGCAAGATGCTACTGGTGTTACTCAGTATATGCAAGGTAGCCAGGATGGTTCAGTAAGAACAGCTAGTGAAGCAAGTTATATACATAGCGGAGCTTCAATGAGAATGGCTTACGAAGCTATGAAGTTTGATGAGTTTATTAAACAGTTAGTAAGAAAATATGCTTTATTTAAAAAGGTATACGATACTAGAGATATGCAAGTAAGACGTGAAGACGGTACTTACGCTATGGTAGACGAAGCTGTACGTTCTGGTAATTATACATTTATTATTGGTGGTGCAAGGTCTTCCGTAGAAAGAGAAGCAGAAACTCAAAAGATGTTCTCATTAATGGGATTACCAGCAGTACAAACATTAGCTCAGGTAATGAACCCAGTACAAGCTGCTCAGTTCTTAGTATGGGCATTAAATAGAATGAACATCCAAGGTACAAGTCAGATAGAGGAGATGCTAAGAGGAAATAAACAATTACAAGAAATTGCTAGAAAGTTAGGAATACAAGAACAAAATATTCCTCAGTTCCAGCAAGATGTAAATCAATATATAACAGATAATATGGGTAATATCGCACAAGATTTTGCTCAGCAACAAGTAAATAATTATATGGCACAACAGAACGGAGGTATGCAATAGTGTTTAATATTGAAACTATTAGTCTGTTCACCGAGAGATTTACTAAGCCAAATGAGGTAAAAGTAAAAGCCATAGAAAAGGCACAAGGTGAACTTAAAAAGTATGAATGTTTCAACCAACTATTAGGTAATAAAGAAGAATTATTTGATGATTGCAAAAACATCATACTCCAAGACATATTAACTTCAACTCGTAATAACGTAAAAATTAATAGAGATTATTTATTAGGCTATCAGGATGCACTTGATGTATTCCTGAAAAACTTAAATAAATATAAAACAGCGATGGATAAGTTAAAGTAAAGGAGAATGAATTTTATGGAACCACAAGAGAATGTAACTACAAATGTTGAAGAAGTATCAACTCCAGCTACAGAAGTAGATGAAAGCAAAACAGATACACAACCAGTAGATACGGAAAACAATCAAAGTGAAACTACAGTAGAAACCCCACCAGAAGGAGCAGAACCGAAGGTTGAAACTCCTGAAAGTGTTAGTACTCCTACAGATGATACAAATGCTGTAGAGGGTAAACCAGAGGTCTCAGAAGACATTCAGAAGAAACTAGACCGCCTGGCAGAGTACGAAGTAAAAGAGAAAGAGTTAAACGATTTAAAAGGTAGACTTGGTGTTCAAGATAATATTATTGATAACCAAGTATTCTCAGCTCAACAACAACTCGCAATAGTTGAAAACCAAGCACAACAGGAATACATTCGATTATGTAATGAATACGGTGTAGATTACAGACCTGATAAAATAGATGCTAGTGGTAAAGAACTATTAGAGAAAAACCCTCAAGCTTTTTACGAGTTACGTTATAAGCTAGAAGGATTAAATAACCAACTAGAAATTAAACGTAATGAAGTGAATAACTTTATTCAACAGAGAGATATTAACTCAGCTATATTAAGAAACAAACAAGTATTTGATGTTTCTCCAGCAACCAAAAATGTAGTAAACCATTACATACAACAAGGAGCTACAGGTACTGATATAGATGAGATAGTAAATTTCACTAAGGCCATTCAGCAAGAAGCTTTTGAAATGGGTAGACAGTATGCTTTGCAAGAAAAAGCTAAAGCTAATCCAGCTAAGGTATTAAATAATACTACAATATCTCAGCAGACACAATCTACTCCAATAGTTGAGAATAAACCTTTTACACTTCAAGATGTAGCTAATATGGATATTGAAACCTATCGTAAACATCAAAAGGAAATCGACAAACTCTTTCTAAGTTAGTAGAATTTTAAAACTTAAAAGGAGAAATAAAAATGTCTGAAACTTTTCAAACAGCTTTAAATAATGATAATGGTGCAATTCCTATTATATTTAGCAAGAAACTTGCAGTATGTTATACTAATCAAAGAGGTCAAGCAGTAATTGACAACTTGACTAATGAAAACTATGCTGGTGAAATCAAAGAAGCTGGCGATAGAGTAAGAATAGTTCTTCCTCAGAAACCAGACCTAGATATGATTTATACTGGTGCTAGTGCAGAAGTATGTCCGACTTTCCAGACAGTAGCTCCTGAGTCTTTAGACTTAGTTATTGATAAGAAAGCTACTTTCGGTTTGGCTATTGATGATGTTCAGAAAGCACAAACTCAATTCAAATCTTGGTTAGACGGTCAAGCAGCAGCTTATGCAGAAGCTATGAAAGACAAACGTAATATTGAAATTGCTCAATACATTTTCGATTATACAGTAACTGATAACCCAGCTTCTGGTGCTTCTCAAGGTTCTATCTATGAAGCAGACAACCACGCTTTTGCTGCTAGTTACGGAACATTAGCTAGTCCGTACGCAACTAGAACAATCGACTCAAGCAATATCTTCACTTTCTTATTAGAAGTAAAACAGAAATTAATCGAGTCTGGTGCTATCGGTGCTGATGGTACTTATTCTTTCAAACCTATGGAAGAAGAAGCTAGAGATGATAGAGCTGTATTAGTTGTAACTCCAGCTATGCACACTCTTATCCTTTCATCTTTCAGAGTAGGTGGTCGTTCAGTTGAAATGGCTGACGTAGTTGTTAAAGACGGTGCTGTATCTAGAGTAGCTGGTATGGATGTTGTTATAGACAAAACATTATCTAAATTAACTTATGATAATTCTGGTACTGCAACTCAAACTACTGGTATGCCGTTCCTTGCTGGTACTAAGAACGCAGTTACAAGAGCTGAACAAATCAATAAAGTTGAGTCTGTAAGAGACCCATACTGCTTTAGAGATTTAGTTAAAGCAATCAGCTTGTATGGCTTCAAAATGTTACACCCAGAAGCAATCGTTCGTGGTGTATTGCCAGTAGTTGCTCCGACTGAAAGTGTACCTGTTAAGGTTACTAACCCGACTTCTGAACCTATACCGACAGACCCCCAGTCATAGTGCCAACTTCGGATACAACACCTACGGAACCGACGGAACCAACGGAACCGACACAACCGAGTGAACCGTAGTTAGTAAAATAACTTTCGCTAGGAGGAGAAATCTTCCTAGCTCTTAGTTTGGATAATTAAATAGGAGATATAAATGTCTAGAACATATTTTGATTTGTGTAATGATGTATTAGAAGAATTGTACTACGAGAAAGTAGAAACCTTTGAGGAATTAGATACTATTGCAGAAGGTAGACGAGTTAAGAAAATGTTAAACCAAGCATTATCTTATATCTGTAATAATGAGAATGAAGCTTGGTCTTTTAGAAATAAATCTACTCAACTAATATTAGTACCTGGTATGAAAGAATATAATAGACCTAATGGTTATATTGAGTATATGAAATATACTAATCAAGATATAGTTCTTACATATATGGAAAATCATAAATATCTTCCTAATAAATGTGATGGTCTACCTGTTAGTTATTATATTAGTAATGATATGATTAACTTGTTCCCTCGCCCATCTAAAGCAGAAGATAATCTTGTAATTAATATTGAATATTATACAGATGATTTTGCAGAGGATTGTTGCGGTTTAGGTAAACCTAAAATGACAGATGCTTGCGATACCCCGATTATTCCAGATAGACATAGAGACGTATTAGTATGGAAAGTATGTGCTGACTGGAGAGCTAATGATGCTGATGCGGTATTTCAACATTATCAATCTAAATTTAAGAAAGCTTATAAGGCATTAAAAATGGATTGTGCTAGGACAATGGATAAACCTCAAGGATTTCAAATTGAAGGTATATATCCTAGCATAACTAGTGCTATTTATAACGCTTGGCAATTAGGTACACAAACTTCGAGAGGTCAAATGTAGATGTCAAAGACATTGAGTTTTTATAATTTAACTGGTGGTCTTAATACTGTTCAAGATTTAGCTACTATTAACTCTACCCCTAATCGTACTGAGTCTCCTGATATGTTGAATATTGAGTACTATAAATTAGGTGGTATTCAAACAATGAAGGGTAATAAAGAAGTTGGTAGTAGTTCAGACTTTAGTGCATTAGGATATAAAGATATTATCTGCGGTATAGAATATGTTGTAGGTAATAATTCTTATATGTTAGTAGCTGATAAAGAAGGTTATATCTACGAATATAATAAGGCTACTAAAAGTTTTGATGAATTGAGTGTAAAGTTTTCAGAAGTATATAATGACCCAGAGGATGCTACAAGCGGTCTAGACGAAGACTTTTATGCTAATGTTAGAATATATGCTGTTGCCTATAATAATGGTATAGTATTCGTTAACGGTAATGAAGCTTTATTTTATAATAAAGTCCATCCAGAATTAAATAATGTTTGGACTCCAACTCTAGAAATAGATGATGATGGTACTACGGTAAGTACTATTTTTCATCCTACTTGCGTAGCTTCATATCGTGGTAGATTATTCTTTGGTGCTGATAGAACAGAACAAGGAAACGGAACCTATGAAGGTGGTATGTTATTTTATTCTGGTGTAGGTTTAGGTACTGAGGAAGTTTGGGAAGAGTCCGCTAACGTAGGTGAAGATGCTGGTGCTTTTGCTGAGTTCTTCGAAGATAGTTCTAACTTTACTGGATTAGGAACTTGGGCAAATTACCTAGTAATACATAAAGAACAAAACACATACTTGTTAGATGGTACTGGAGACTTAGCTAGTGAATGGGAATTAAAACCTTATTCAGAATATACAGTACCTAGCCAACAGTCTTATGTTATAGCTAATAATGGTTATTATAGTTATATACCCGAAGCTGGTGGTATTCATTCTTTATTAACAAGAAACATTTATAACTCTACTTACCAAGGTGGAGATATTGCTGTAAAGATAAAAGATAGTTTTGAGTTCCTTGATACGCTAAACTATAGTAAGATATTTGCAGTATTTCATCCTAAGAAAAAGTATATAATGTTTTATATGCCAATGCTTACTGGTAATGGAAGTAATAACTGTTTTATATATGATATCAATACAAAGAGTTGGTTACACCGTAGAGTACCTCAAAATGTAACTTGTGCATTTAGATATAACAATGATATATATATCGGAGTTGTAGATAGAGAAACAAATACAGTAAAGGTACTTAAAGAGTTTTATGGTAAAGATTTTGATGGTATTCCGATTGATTTCTATTATTTAACTCCTCCGTTTATCTGGGGTGGTGGTACTAATAAAACTACTACTAAAGAATTTAGAGTTAAGTTAGTCAATAGTGGAGCTAATCATTTCTATATAGAAAGCTTTAATGACGGTGCTACTGATACTAGAGAGCAGAGATTAACTAAGAATATAAATGATAACCTCAATGGTTTAATCTGGGATATAGGCTTATCTAAAGATGATAAATTATATAGCGATGCTTATGAGACTGCTACATTCTATAGCTATACTATTAATGGTGAAACTTATTATGCAGATGTAGATAATACTCACCTAAGAGATGATACTAGAATATACGGTGCTATAGAAGCTGTAGACGTAGGTGGTAACACTAGATATATACTAAAGAACTTTATAAACTTCTATAAGTATTTCAGAGTAAATACATTATATCCTGGAACCTCTAGTGATAAAGATGTTACTAAAGTAAAAACCCATACGAGTTACGCTTGGGTAGAACAAATAAAAGGGCAGTATTGTTATAGAAGTAGTGATGGTAAATATTATGCTTGGGTAGACCAAACTACAGGTCTCTGTACAACTAACTTAGAATACAAAGATTGGGTTCAATGGTATGGTATTAAGTTAGGTAATCAGAGATTTAGAGTATCAGAAACTATTCTTAATAGCATTAATTCTAAATTAAATAAGAGTGCTAAAGAATGGAAAATGACAAGCTACCCCGATGATATTAGATACTACGTACAAACCCAAAGTGCTTGGAAGTCTAATAGTTGGAATGAAGCTGGACAAACTTGGTTTGCTGCTTTATATACTATGATAAAATACGGTGAATATGTAGACGATGGTTTAAACAATTCTCTGTATATGAACGGTAGTATGATACAAAGAAACCAAACCAACTCTTGGAAGGGTAAGGATAAAATTCCAGACTCAGCTTGGAAAGATAATCCTGATACTGTATATGGTAATAAGAAGAATAACGAAGTACCCAAAGGAACTAAACCTCTAAGTATAACTAAAGGTACTAAGTCTACTGGAGAACAAGCTAGCATAACTATTAGTGTTAAAATTAAAGGAACTTCAACTACAATAACATTAAATAGATATTCAAGCGGAGACCTTGGACAGCGTACTGGTACTACTAACTATTATACAGAAGGTGATGTAGTAGGTTTAGGTGTTAAGGTTTATTCAGATAGTTCTTGTAAGACTAGATATCCTAATAGTACTACTACTGGTATAATATCTGGTGGTACTGGAGGAATAGGGGATACATTAACAATTAACGGATTAACCTTAACTAAGTATTCTCAAGGTAATGGAATTTGGGAAGAAGTATTCTATTACAAATATACTGATTTATCTACAGTAATACCGAGTCCTATTGATGGTGCTGTTCTGATATATGAATACCCAGCAGATGATGATATAATCTGGGAACAGACACTTACAGATAGTATATGGGATTATACGGATAAAGATGATAAGACAGAGTATTATATAATCGAGAGACCTGGTAGTGGTGTTATCGAAGGTATAAGAAATGGTTACACTTACGAAGATATGAGTCTAGCTCATACGTCAAAAGGAGATGCTTGGTTACATCCTGGATATCTAACAAAGAGAATGTTGTTACCTAATCAATACTTCGAGACGGTTCAATTCAAATTCTCAGGTGGTGGATATGACAAGGATGGTAACGAAAGATATAATGATAATATATGTATAGGAGGGTTTGAAGTTGATGGTATTCAACTCGCAGAAACCCCTTGGAAATAACAAAAAGGAGGACATTAAATGTACGAAGTTATCCAAGTAGAATGGGAACCAAATTACCAAGATGAGATAAAAGAAATCTATAGGATGTTTAAAGACCAGGAGAGAAGAATATTCGACCTGACGAATTACGAAGATGGCATAAGTGTTATGGATTTAATCGAAAAGATTGTTCGAGAAGATACAGTCTTTCTAGTAAAAGAAAATGATATTCCTTGTGCTACCTTCGTGCTAACATCCCCTAGAAGACTTAATGATATAATCACAAGGGTTAATATACATACAGCAATACGTAAACCTTTTTGGGGTAAGAAAGCTAGAGAGATAAGCAAATACTTTTTAGAATACGTTCTAAGTAATTACCCTATTCATAAGATTATGGCAGAGGTTCCTCAATGTGGCTATGGTGTTATTAAATTATTAAAGGATTTAAACTTTAAACACGAAGGTACTCTTAAAGAGTCTTGTGTTTATAAAGATAAGAATGGTAAACCTAAATATTATGATGAGTTAATTTATTCATTAACAAGAAGGGATATATAAGATGAGTAACTTATTAAAGAAGAAATCAAAAGTAAAACCTATTGAATATAAGACCTGGGGAGGTAATGAGTATACTGATAGAGCTAGGCAAAATGTAGGTACTTACGGAGATTGGGTAGACTCTAATTGGGAGAACGCAGTAACAGCTCCTAAGATAGAAGATTATTATGATTATGTTAAACAAGTTAACGAACCAGCTATGAATGATTTTCTACAGAGTTATAATACTCAAGCTAATAAGATAGCTAGTAGAAACTATAATAGATTTGGTGGCTTAACTAACACTCCAGCATTATATACACAAGATATCTACAATAAACAGATGAACGATTTGGCTACTAGAAAAGCTAGTCAGATGTTACAAGATGCTTATGGTATGAAGAATACTGATTGGTCTAATAATCTAACAGCACTTAACCAAGTATTAGGTATGTATGAGAATGCTGGTAAAACTATTAACTCTATAGACTTAGGTAACTGGGCAATAGAAAATCAGAATATAGCTAATGCTACTAATGCAGAAAATTATAACAATGCAAATAAATCTAGCTTTATGGATTACTTTGCTAATATAATTGGTGGTTCAAGTACTGGTGCTATGCAAGGTTTCCAAGCTACTGGTAGTCCTTGGGGTGCTATAGGAGGAGGTATTGCTGGCGGTCTTGGTGGATTTGCTGATACTTACTCTGGTACTGGTAATCAATACACTCAAAGTTTATTAGCTCCGTTTAGTATGGGTGCTAGTATGAAATCTGGTATGGGTGGTGGATTAAATCTCGGTACTAAAGCTGGTAACATTACTAAGTAAGGATAATATATAATGGCAACATATAATATTAAAAATCAAGAAGACTTTAATAAAGCCTATTCCAAAGCTTCTGTAAAAGAAAGAGGTCAATTAGGATACGCTTTCCCTGAGTATTATCAAAACTATCAAACCATGGATGTACAAAGATATCAGGATGCTATGGCAGCTAAAGGGGAGAAAGCTATTAATCAAGCTATTAAGAAAGATGTTAGAGAAGAACTCCTTAAGTCTATAGCTGGTAAACCTAACAAATACTTTACTACTATTAATACTCAGCAAGAGAGAAATAAACTTGCACAAGGATTAAAAAATAAACAACAACCTACTCCTAAGTTTAATAATCAATATCAACAAATGATATATGATGAAGCTAAGAGACAAGGTGTAGACCCTAACTTAGCTATGGCAGTAGCTTATAACGAAAGTAAGTTTAATCCTAATGCTAAGAATATAACTAAAGGAGACCCCTTAAAGGGAACTGGAGCAGAAGCTTCTTACGGATTATTTCAGATAAATACTTTAGCTCATCCTGATTATAAAGGAGGTACCGACCCTAAGCAGAATATAGCTTATGGAGTAGGGATGCTTAAGAACTTACTTAAGACTCATAAGGGTGATGTTAAAAAAGTATTAGAAAGATATAATGGTAGCGGAGCAGCAGCTAAAAGATATTCTAATGTAGTGTATGGTATATATCAAGATTTCTCTAATGGTAATATACCTAATGTACCTGGAGTTACATATACACCTAGTTCTCAATCTACAGCTCAAAACTCAACCGCCCCAGTAGAAGCTAGTAAAATAAACTTAAATGATTTTAAGAATTTCTTAGATAATAATTACTCAAGCCAGAATGCCCAGGAAGGTGCCTTAAATAATTCTTATGATATAAGTGACCTGGACTTAAATAGACCAGCCTTAATGGGGCAGCAAATGGCTCGTAATTTAATTTATAATAATCCAGCTAACGATTATTATA